CTGGAACATCTGCTGGAAAAGGTTTTGTTTTAACGGTATCAAATCCAGATACTTTTATTGTTGGAACAGATCCGATTACAGTAACACAGTTTAGTTCTGCTGGGGCATTTCTACCTGGAACTGGACTGGTTCTTGATGGTAGATATTTTAACGTTCAAACCGCTGATGCAACACGAATTGTCGTCAACGCCGATAATATTGATTTGGCTTCCGTTGCGGTCAATACGTCAACAGTAGCAAATACAGTTAATTTTATAACATCTATAACAACAGACAACTATGGAAGAGTCACAGCAAAAGAATCTGCTTCAGTATCTTTTTCTGGATATGCAACCCTTGCGAGTCCAACATTCAATGGCAACGTTGCGCTTCCTGCAAATACTTCTGTAGGTGATGTTTCCTCAACAGAAATAAGCTATCTTGATGGTGTAACTTCTGGTGTTCAAACTCAATTGGATACCAAAGCCCCTTCGGCTAACCCAACATTTACTGGAAATGTTGCACTTCCTGGACAAACAACAATAGGAAATGTTTCCTCAACAGAAATAAGCTATCTTGATGGTGTAACTTCTAATATTCAAACTCAATTGGATACCAAAGCTCCTTCGGCTAATCCAACATTTACTGGGACGGTAACCATACCAGCGAATGCAAATATAGTTGGTTATGCCACTTTAGCCAGCCCAACATTTACTGGAAATGTTGCACTTCCTGGACAAACAACAATAGGAGATATTTCTTCAACAGAACTTAATTATCTTGATGGTGTAACTTCTAGTATTCAAACTCAATTGGATACCAAAGCTCCTTCGGCTAACCCAACATTTACTGGGACGCCAATTGCTCCAACCGCAGCAGATGGTGTTGCAAACACTCAAATAGCAACAACTCAATTTGTGGCAAATGCGGTGGCCAATCTATCCTCTTCTGCTGCAGAAGACTATATTTCAGCAAGTATCGTTGACGCCAAAGGCGATTTGATAGTAGCTTCTGCAAGTGATACTGTCGGCAGATTGCCAGTCGGAACAAATGGTCATTTTTTGAAGGCAAATAGTTCAGCAAATAGCGGTATTGAATGGGCTGCAGTTCCAACTATTAATAATCTTGACGATGTTGGTGACGTTACAATCACTGGCAATGCAACAAGTCAGTTTCTTAAATATAATGGTTCGGCTTGGGTTAATTCATCAGTCCCAACGATTAATACTCTTGATGATGTTGGAGACGTGACAATTACCAGCGGCGCTGCAAATCAATTACTTCAATACAATGGTTCAGCTTGGATAAATACTTCAAATCCAACAGTTGGAGGCAACCTTACGGTTACTGGAAACCTCACCGTTTCTGGAACAACGGTAACAGTTAATTCCGAAACACTAACAATCAATGACAATATCATAGTTCTCAACAATAACGAAGCTGCAACTCCGTCAGAAAACGCTGGAATAGAAATTGAGCGTGGTACATCAACAAATGTTCTTCTAAGATGGAATGAAACAGACGACTGTTGGGAGTTCACCAATGATGGAACAAACTACCAAAGAATAGTCGGAGATACAATCACCAATGCACAGGCGGGAGCCTATACACTAGTGCTTGCAGATAGATCCAAGATGATTGAAATGAGCGTTGCTTCTGGTCATAACCTTACGGTGCCGACAAACGCAAACGTAGCGTTTCCAGTCGGAACAACAATTACAGTTTTGCAGACCGGAGCAGGTCAAACCACGCTAGTTGGTCAATCGGGAGTAACAGTAAATGCTACACCAGGTCTTAAGTTGCGTACACAGTGGTCATCTGCTACTCTTATAAAGAGAGATACCAATTCATGGGTGGCACTAGGAGACTTAGCAGCATAATATGGCAACGAATAAGACTCCAGAGCCTGGTAAAGGTAGTAAAAGAAAAAAGTCAAAACCAACCGTAGCTGCACGGAACTGATAAAGCTACTGCCAATACCACAATTACAAACGCTGGTTTTACTGTTGGTAACGTGACGGCAGAATCAACTGCCTCTTCTGGAAATCTTGATAAGGTAAAAAATGCGCTGACAGACACTACCGTTACCCCATTGGGTACGTCTATTGACTACACAATCCACAGCCCATTCTTTCCACCGTACTTCCCGCCTTATTTCCCGCCTTTCTTCCCGCCCTTCTTTCCCCCATTCTTCCCGCCGTTCTTTCCGCCGTTCTTCCCGCCTTTCTTCCCGCCGTTCTTTCCCCCATTCTTCCCGCCGTTCTTTCCGCCTTATTTCCCGCCGTTCTTCCCACCATTCTTTCCCCCATTCTTTCCTCCATTCTTCCCCCCGTTCTTCCCACCATTCTTCCCACCATTCTTCCCACCGTTCTTCCCGCCATTCTTCCCACCGTTCTTCCCACCATTCTTCCCACCATTCTTCCCACCGTTCTTCCCACCGTTTTTCCCGCCATGTTTTGGAATTTATGGACCACGGGCCAAACGGCGAAATGACAGATAGTTGTGGCAACATTGTAGGATGGAACAATACGTAGAAGTCCAGTAAACCTAAAAAGATCTACCTTTGAATAAGCAAACAATTTACATTCTTCACGTGCCCAAATGCGGTGGTACAACAGTACTTAATTGTCTTAAGAGTATTGTTCCAGAATATATAAAAAATATATTTTATGGTCAAATTGTTGATCATAAAAAAATTGATTTAAATGATTACAGTGTGATACAAGGTCATTTTGGTAATTATCCTTTATCAAAAGTAAACAATTTGCATACAGCGTTTTTGGCAAGGAATCCAGTAGATAGATGTTTAAGTAATTTTTCATGGTTAATGATGAATCAGGTTTTAGATTTTAATGAAAATTATAAAGATTTAAATTCAATTGAAAAAAAACTTAAATACTATCTATTTGAAGATGCTTTCTATTCTGAACATAGAAATTTACAAGCAAGACATCTTTGCAACGGAATAGAGAATCATATCTTCAATTATAAATACAACTTTTTATATCTGGAAGATAAAGATAGATTATTAATTGAAGAATATAAAGATAAAATGGACTATATTGAAAAAAGTAAAAATTGGTATATCAAAGATAAAAACACGAGCTTTAAAAATGCAAAAGAACAAATAAGCAAACTAAAAGTTTTAGGAACCACAGAAAAAGTATACTATTTTGTAGAAGAGGTAATAAATTTATTTAATTCCTTAAATACAAATATTAAATTAAATAATTTAAATATTGATTATATAAAATATAATGAATCTAAAATAAATTTTAATAATAAAATAATAAAAACAAATGAATTAAAATCTCTGCTTTCAAAAAAGGAAATAAAAAAAATTGAGGAAAATAATCAAATTGATATGGAAATATGGAAATACTTACAAAGCATGATATAATACAATATTACTAAAAAGTTAAGCAGGGAAAACTAAAACATGGATGATTACAAAGAATACGCTTTTTGTGCAGAAAATAAAGTTTTTTTTATACATAAAATTTACGTAAGTCAGGATTCATTTAAAACAACTTGTGAATCTTACGAACAAAATCCTACATTTATTGATTGTACGAACAACCCAAATGCATCTTTGATAACAAAAGGATGGACATTTGATGGAGAAAATTTTTTGTCTCCGCAAGAAAAATCAGACAATAAACCGCATAGCATAGGTAATCATTATAAATATGCACTAGTATCTAACAATAAGGTAACATCTTGGTTGATGTTTCCAAAAGATGAACCAGATTCAATTAGATTTAAGAGTAATCTAGAAAAAAATCCAATTATATTAGATATATCAAATTTAGTAAATCCACCAAAAATTGGTTGGACATTTGATGGAGAAAATTTTTTAAGTAATCTAATTTAGTAATTTTGTTATAGTATAAAAAGAAGGCGTAGTATATCTTTCGCCTTTTGTTACCATTTTTACCCCATGAAGATAGTTTATATCTCCAGGATGAGCAATCGCTAATCCAGGCTCTGGTTTTATCACAAGATCATGTTGAGGGTAGTATAGTTCTCCTCCTTCAAAGTCATCATTGTAGTACAGTAGTGAGTTTAAGTCATAGGTTGGAAAAGGATTCGGAGATCCATCGTTAAGCTGCTTATCGGCATGGGGCTTTTGTTCCAGGCCAGGAAACCACCTTATTATTACTGGTGGCCTAATGGTTAAGTTCACCTGAAACTCATCCTCCAGAAACCATTGCATCTTTATAATATATTTATCTATAAGATTATAGATATCTAAGTTAATTCTAGCTAAAATGTCAAAACTGCATTGACGGTTTTGCCAGTATGAAGCATCGTAAGTGCAAGTTCCATCTTCCGCATATTGGTTTTCTCCAGCGTCCATCCACTCATTTATTGTCGGAAGAAATTTTTGTATAGTTTTAAGATCTTCTAAATCAATAAAATTTTTGATAATTTTTATATTATCTTTAGAATTTCCAAAATGCCCTGGAAGTATTAGAGATTTTTCCATTTTAATCCTTTTCGCACACAATAATGCCTTGCTTTTCTGTAGATTCGGTGGTATATTATATCATGTCAAATTATTCAAACAGGAGAATACAATGGAATTCTATCACGTAAGTGATCCAAAACTAGGAATTTTTTTGTATAGAAATGCAATTTCAAGAGATTTGAATATTCCAGAAAGATTAGAAACTACTATAGGAAATAGTAGTCACAATCTGTTTAAGTGGTCAGATGCAGTGGTCGGATACAATGTAAAAAAACCCGAGTATAGAGATTGTGTAGATCTAAAAATGAGTCCGGTTCATTGGCCCTACCTAACTCCAGAATTTGAGGAAGTGAAAAAGTGCTACGATGACGTGGATGTAAGATTAAAAAAATGCCTGAATCACTATGAATCTATGTACAATTTTAAAATGGAATTTATGGAAGCAATTAATTTTGTTAGATATCATCCAGGTCAACATTTTGCAGTACACACAGACCACGGATTTTCTTATATTTGTACAGTTTCCTCCGTTATGTACCTAAACGATGAATATGAAGGTGGCGAGTTATGGTTTCCATATTTGGACATAACACTAAAGCCAAAAGCTGGTGATGTAGTTTTATTTCCGTCAACATACATATATGCTCATGCATCTTTAAAAGTAAAAAGTGGTGTAAAATATTCAGCCGTTACAATGTTTGACTATAATGATAATAATCATAAGTACGGCGTGGGATATGCTCAGGACGGAAGTCGCATTACACAAGATGTAGGAATTGCAAAAAAATAATGACCCTAATAACACTAACAAAAACTCATCAAAATCCACCTCCTGTTAAACAGTCTAGAGTTAAAAGAGATTGGATGGATGCCACATACAATAAGCACGCCTACCAGTGTCTACCACTTACTGTTGCTAATGTTAGTGGATGGGAGCTTATACTTGAACAAGACGTTGTTGTTCAGTGGGATGGAGGTAACACAGTGCCCAAAGTATTAAAGGGGGAAATGTACAATAATAGGCCTGTAACACAGCCAAGTGTTATTGGAATAATGTCTTTTACTACTGGGTGGGCTTTCAATACAGAAGACGGGTACAGTACCTGGATAAGTGGATCTCCAAATTATTTTGTTGATGGAGCCGTTCCTTTAACGGCATCTATTCCCAGTTATTGGTGGCCAGATGAATTCAATATGAATTGGAAAATAACTAAAATTGGTGAACCTGTCACATTCCCTGCAGGAATGCCATTCATGTTCTTTACTATATATCCTAATCAGCTTATACAAAATGTGGAATTTAAAATAGAAAATCTTTGGGATAAGTCTCAACTAATTCAGGATAGAATGTCATATAACAATGCAAAATCAAAGAAACTTCAAGAACATCCTTGGACATGGATGAAGGGAATTAAGACAGGGCTTAATGAAAAAGGAGAAAAGATAGGTCCAACATTTGAGGGCCTTCCAAAAATAAAGGAGCCA